GCACCACAAAATTTTTACACACCCACCCCGACCCTCCCCCCCCCTATCACACATCCTGGTAAACCCGCACAGGGTAAACCCTCATAGGGTTTCTACTGATAGGGTAAACACTAATAGGGTTAACGATAGTAGGGTAAACCCTGATGCAACAGACGCATGAGGTTATGCGGAAGATGCATTGTTTCACCTATGAATCAGCGGGAGCGAGAGGATCGGATGGTGCATTCTTGGGGTACTTGCTCTTCCTTTTCCTCTTGATTGTTTCACGTGGAACATTGAGGATTAAACTGGCCTTTAGCCCGTGGATTGAGGCCCACAGTGCTAGACACTCATTGAAGCCGATTGTGGTGTCACCGTCACCTGCTGCAAGTAGGATTTTCCTTTGTTCATCTGACAATTCGCGTCTGAATACGCGAACATTTTGGGTGCATGGCCTTGGCATAAGTGTTGGCTAACCTACTGTATAAAGGATCAGTGCTTTTCTAAGGGTTTGTCCTAGTGTACATTGTTTAGAACTCTCTACAATCCTCTTCATGCCGTAGCGTATTGCAAGCGGTCAATTAAGGGGAATGAAGATGTTCGATCACAAGGATTTTGTTGCTAACCCGGGCAAGTACATGCTGTTTAAGACGGCTAAGGTCAACAGCCGGGTGTTTACCGAAAACGGCACGGACGATCTTGAGGCTGGCCAGTATGTGGCTATCAAGCACATGCGGAACGCATGGAATGGCCTGCGCCGCCGGGAAGAACCTGTTTACAGCATTACGGCAAACGGCAAGGTTTGGGGCGTGATGTTCGCTAGTTCGCTGTCTAACTTTGTACTGTAAGTGCTGGCCTAACCATCCCGTGCCCTACGGGGCACTCAATCCCTCAGGGTCTATTAAGGAAACCATCATGCAAAACACAATTCCCGCCAATCAGGTCGCTACCTTCTGCAATCCCGAATTGGGCATTGCGTCAACAGTCACCACCACCCGCCGGGGCTTTGCGGTAACCCTGCTTGACACTGATGCTGAGCAGATCGTAGGGACGTACATCTACCCTGTCGCAATGCTTGCTCAGGCCATCAACAAGGCCAAGCAGTTGGCTAACGTCTAACAGTCTACCCTGTAGCATCCACTGGGTGCTATTGGGTGCGCTGTTGCACTAATGCCCTTCGGGGTCTATTTGGAAACCATCATGCGAATCATTCCGATCACTAAAGCAGCTGCTACTGCAGTATGCGGGTCTGTCACCCAGACCACCAAAATGCCCTGCCGCTCGTTCTCACTGCCTACTGAATCCTGCCAGACAGGGTTCCGCATGGCCAAGATAGCAGGCTCGATCTGTGCCAGCTGCTACGCGGATAAGGGCAATTACGCAATGTATGCCAAGACGATCAAACCAGCCCAATTTGCCCGTCTGGATAGCGTCTGGCTTGCAATGGATAGCACAGACCATGCTGAGGCCTGGGTGTCTGGCATGGTGGCCCATATTGGCCATGATTCATATTTTCGCTGGCACGATAGCGGAGACCTACAGGGTCTGGCTCATCTGGAACTAATCGCTAGCGTCTGCAATGCCACACCCGATTGCCAGCATTGGTTGCCTACCAGAGAATATGGCATTGTTAAGGACTACATTGCTAAGCATGGGTCTATCCCTGCTAATCTGACAATCCGTCTGTCAGCCATGTATCCAGATCAGCCTGTAAAACTGCCTGCCAGTTTGCAGGGCATCCCAGGCATCACTGCATCCAATGTGCATACATCAGGCAAGCCTGTACATGGCCAAGCCTGCAATGCACCCGCTCAGAATGGGGAATGCCGGGATTGCCGTCTGTGCTGGACAGATGCTGTCGTTTCGTATGCTTTGCACTAAGGGGCACATCATGAAACCTTGGTTTGTTGTTTATGAGACGCGCCATAATGGTGCTATCGGTGAATTTTCGCATAATGGTATTTCCGTCATAGCAGACACAAGAGAATCTGCACTAGATCAAGCCCGGAAACACTTTTCCGAAAAAAATCTTGAAGTTAGATTCCCCGTAAAAGCATACCAATATGAGGAAAATGAACAATGAAAACCTATCAAGTGGAATTAAAGCGGATTTCCTATATCACCAAGATCATTGAAGCAGAAAAGGGTTAATCATGGCACATCGAATCATTCTTGGAATCGTCTACTTGCTGGCCATTGCCGTGCTTTTCGCTGATCTGCTCGTCTGGAGGGTCTAACAATGACTGAGAAACAACTAAATGCTGTGCGCTGCGCCCTTGCTGACCTGTGCGGATCGTTGCAGGCCTGCAATCAGCAAGATATCTATGCCCATGACTGGCAGGCTCACCAGCAAAGCATAGATGAACTAGCAGCAGCCTTTGGGCTTGAGCATGAAGTACCGGAGGGTCTAACGTGAGAACAATAAACCACACCTACTCTGCTGGGTCAGGAATCGAGCTTGACTGTGAGCTTGAGTATGACCCGGGCGAACCCGCAAACACTGACCCAGAGTCGCCAATATGTGGCCCAGCATGGCCACCAGTAGCCTACCTGATGTCAGCCAAAGTACACGGTCTGGACATTCTGCCTGTGCTTGACCCAACAATCATTGAACAAATTGAGGCCTCTGTATGCTGTACGCTGGATTAGCCCTGCTGCTTAGGATCATCCTAGGCAAGCGGTAATAATGGCCCTTCGGGGCCGTTTTTGTTGATAGGCTGTTTACAAGTTTGCCGTGTAAGGTATCTTGAGCTTTTCTTGCTGTTGACCCGGGAACAATTCCTCAGCCATCACCATGCGCCCATTTACTTCATAGGACACCCGCCCGTACTTGTTTTTCCGCACGCGGTCAACCCTGCCGACAAATGGCTCACCAGTGACAGGGTAGACGGCGGTTATCTGCCCAGGCTTTAGGTATTGATGCTTCCAATTTGCTACATGGTTCATGGCAACTCTTCCTTGATTAGCACATCAACCCCAGGCGCAGACGAATAGACCTTGGTCACATGGAGGCTGACGATCTGGCCATCGTCAACATAAACCACACCATTTAGCCCGTCCAACACCGATTTGGCAAGGTTGTCTATGTCCGGTTTCTTGGTTGGCCTCTCCAAGCCCCTTAAACAGGCCTCCAGGCGCTTTTTAGGGTATGACCTAGGGATAGGTAGCCTAATGTACAGATAGACCGCTACAGGCGTTTCTAGCACTTCAGTTGGCCCCATTGCCTGTTTGGCAGTTTCCCGGACTATGGTTTCATAGTCGCTGGTTTTGCGGGGCGTGTAGGTTCGGACAAAGCCGCCGATCTTGGAAAACTTTGGCCTGCCCTTCGGTACTGGTGGCGCGTCAATCTGGAACTGAACCATGAAAGTCACTTTTTCCGCTCCTCGTTCATGAGTCTACGCAGTTCGGTTGCAGCATCCAGGCCCCGTTTACGCTCAATGGCCGAGATGATTACGCTCCACCATATCCGGGCTTGCTCTGCCCCAACTTGTCTGGCCTTGCGTTTGTACCGCTCCACCCATTCCCTGGCTTCCGTGCGCCTCATGTGCATCAAGGTCTCCGGTGAGCTGTAGGGCGAAATCCACAACACCGGACGGGTAGGCAACACCCTCGCGTACTTTGTCGAGGATTTTTTCAGCTTGCTCATGGGTCATGTTTTGACATTCATTTCGATCAGTTTATCAAGGTAATGTCGGGCCTTGCGTAAGTCTTCCACGCCTCCCTTGACCCGCCAACGACTGACGTACTTGATTATGTTGCCCTCAAAGTAGTCGAGCTTGTTGGCAGCAATGAAATCCCAGGGCTGGATTTCAGTTTTGTAGTGCTGTCCTGCAACTTGGGTTTGGTTTGCGCTCATACGCCTCGCCTGATCTGAGCCAGCCGCTCCCTAATGTGGTCTGGCATCGGGACTGTGTTGGCAATGCGCTGCTGGTACTCTTGCTCCATTGTCAGGGGCTTTTTGATTTCTGGAATCTCAGCTCCATCCCAACGCTGCTGATTTAGGTAAACAAGTGGTGCTGGGATGAATGCGCCGTTGTCTTTTCGCCACTGATCGGTTGTTTTCATCCACTCAACGTGCTTGACGATCTGATCTGCACACGTTTCGCAGTAGGTCTTCTTCCATTTGGCTAGGCAGGCTGCTTTGCCGCCTTTTCTGAATGACTTTGGCCATGCTGCCCAGAATCTGTCGAATCCACTCTCAAACATTGAGCCTCCTTGTCGTTGAATCATAAACACCATAATTCATATGGTTCACCCAAAAGACCCCCCTACCCCAC